AGCGGCCCCACGCTCGGAGGCCTTGTACCGAACAACAATATCTCGCGTGAATCCGACTTCGCTGTTTTCGTCCGACTGCGTGACCGTCAAAGGCCAGTTCTGCATGTAGACGAAGCTTTCCTTCGGTCGTCCTGCGAACCAAGTCGAATCGCTGTTGGTTCGTTGCTTGACATACTGACCGGACAGAATCCTCGGAGCACCGGCAACGCTGTTTCCGTTGACATAGGTTTGGTTGTTTCCGCTGTTGGTTCCTTGGCGGGTCATCGACGCATTGACGATCCGGTTTGCCAAAGTCTCAAGAGCCTTCGGAACGACTACCGTATCGATCTCGACGCTGATCGGTTCGCCGGTGATCGGGTCAACCATGCCGTTGAACTTTTGCTGAGCCGTATCGAACGAAGTCCAATCGGCCAGCGTGTTGGTGACCGTGTTGTCCGCTTGGTACGTTGCCACGGCTGCAGCACCGTTTCGGCGGTAAACCGTCGAGATTCCAAGAGCCACGTCAAGGATCCGCTTCTCGCGGTTGATCCCTACTCGCTGTCCGGTTCGTCCGCACTCCTGCAGAAGAACCCCGGTTCGATCGAAGTAGATCGCTTCGCGGGTGACGTTTAGAATCAAACCTCGCTTGATCGTTTCCGGAGTATCGATCCATTCTTCGCCCAACACTGCGTTCGGGTACTCTTGGCCCTCGTTGACCACATCGAGGTCATCACCCAAGCGACCGACACCAGGGATTCGCTCCCCGGAGAATTGCGTTTGGATGACCTCAACAAGCTGATCACCGATCAGGCCCGGAGCGTTGAACCCTTGGAGGGTTGCCGTGTACATGATCTGTCCGCTGATGTTTGCGAACATCGAAGTATCGACAAGCTCTGCGGATTCTTGGATCTGGAATCCACCCATCGAAGATGGACGGAGCATGTTCACAGCCTCGCGCCCATCGGGTACGAACTGCTCGAACAACTCTCGAATCGACCAGCGGGACGCAAGATCGCTTGCATCCTGCTTGAGCATTTCTTGGAAGTCGGTCACGAAACGCTGGAAAGCGTTATCGCGTTGAGCAGCTTCGCACAACCGTCGCAGTTCTTGGTGACGACGGGTTTTCATGTTGACAATTGCCATGGTTCTAAATCCCTAAATTCCCTTGTAAAAACCTGTCGTCCTCAACTCCGAGGACTGAAAACTAGACTGCTTGGTTGCAAGCAACGCCATCGAACTTGACGGCTTGCTGTGCTGCTGTTCCGTTCTTTGCTCCAAGCATTGCCGAGGTTTCGGTAGCGCTGGCATAAGTACGATCGAGCATCTTGTACACGGTAGATCCGTTGATCTTGAAAATCACATCAACCAAGCTCGAAGTCTTGGGAATGATGTCGATTTCCAAAAGCTGAAAGGCTGCCGAAGCTGCCGTGTTCGCCTGCTTGTTGAGGCTGTTGGTCGCCGATAGTTCAGCGATGGTTTGAGTTGATCCGTCGGAGTAGATCACGTTCCACAGCGTCGATCCGTCCTTGGCGAAGAATCCAGCACCGCTAAAGCTCGACTTTGGCCCCGCTCCAGCGTCTTGCAAAGCATTCGCTGCAACGCCATCCATCAGGCCAGCGTAAACGTTTGCAGCGTTGGTAGCTGCTTGGCTGAACTGGCAAAGAGCCTCGAAGCTAATCGGCTTCCCGGCTGCGATCTTAAAAAGCTCTTTCGTCGCGACGTAGGCTTCGTCGTTGTCGGCGGCGGTTCCGTCCGATGGACTCAGCGTAAGCACTCCACCGACTTCATCACCGACCGCAGCTGTACCGCTATCGGTCAGGGTCGAAGTCCAAATCGCCGAGTTCAAACCGGCAAAATGATCGTTAACGCCGAAGGTGCTTGGAAGCTTCAAGGCTGCATCAGGAACAAGTAAACCCTTCATTTTTCATCATCCTCTTAGTAGGTTGAGTAACCGAAACGAAACTGATAGCAGGGCAACTAGCCGAGCATCCTCGAAAATTCTTTGAAGTCTGCGGGATACGCTCCCGAGGCGGATTCGTGCATCACCGATCCGGTACGCTCTGGACGCTTTCCGGTGGCAACGTTTCCAGGCTTCCAGGTCTTAGCAAGCTCGATTCGATCGGCTTGATTCAGCGGAAGCAAGGCTTTGATTCGCAGCGCCGTTGGCTCGATGTTCGATTCAACAAGCAGCGTTTTGCACTTGTTGTTTTCTAGCTCACTCTTGAGCGATTCGACTTGCTTGGTCAGGGATTCGCAGAGATTCGCGACGTTGCGTTTTTCTGATTCTTCCATGGCTTTCTTCTTGGCCATTTCTTCCTCGGTCATGCCCGAGCCCATCGCAGCATCGGCCTGTTCTTTTGCCATCATGATCGCCTTGATCTTGGCCAGCTTGCCAGCGGTGTCCAAAGTCGAATCGTCGAGCACTTTCATCATGGCCATCTTGAAGGCTTGCCCGATGCCGTTGTCACCTTCGTCGTCGCCGTACTCAACGTCCATTTCCTGAAGCTCAGGATAGGCTTTCATCATGCCTTCCATCGGAGGACGCATTTCGGCTTCACAGGATTCGACAATTGCTTTGAATTTCTTTTTCATGACTCGCTCTTGGCTCTCGAAAAGTCCGTTGTTGGTTGCTGGATCGGCAACGATATCGACCGACCGAACGTCAAGCAGTTCGACCACCCGGCGCTTACCGTCGATTACCTGCTCGTCCCCCGCTGCATCGTGGGACAGGCCAAACGTTTCCGGGAACCGCTCGGCTGCTTCGATAAGCTGCGGGGTTGCCGGATGCGTTTTGAGGTAATGGAGGTCGGCATAGATCGATCCATCCTTAAGGCGTGCATTCCTGAGAACGCCCCATCGATCCTCTATCCGTCGGTCTTGCTGTACCTGAGCTTTCGGCTCGATACGTTGGTGATTGAGATTCACCGAGACCCCTTCGTAAAGCGGTAAGGCGTTGGCGATTGCCTCAGCCTCATAAACGCGACCATTACGGGACTGAGGCCCTAAGACCTTCACCCCGTAGATGATCCCTGCATCCTTGTCGATGCGTTCGTATCCGCTTTGAGATTCTCGAATGAACTTGCTCATGCGAGAAATCTTAACTGGCTATTGCTCACCCAAAAAATACAGTAGGTAGCATCGGCATCGAGGGTGGGCAGGTGGCCCCATCGCGAAGTCATCGGCCCAGTTCGCTGGCCCCGTCTCATGCAGTGGCCCACATACCGGACATACTCTTTCGTCCCGCTTCGTGTACCAACGAGCCGTAACGCCAACGCCTAGTTCCCGCATGGTTTCTACTACGGTTGCCTCGCCGATCGTCACTGCATTGGTCGTCTCTGTGATGGCAACGTTGCCAGCGCGAGAGTCCGGAAACAGTCGTTCGCTAGCCCAATCCTCGATCGGTTCTTCCTCGTCCCACTCGTCCCACCAGCTTGAGTTGGTGTCAATCATTTGATCGCCCAGGTCGTCAACCTGTTTTGATGCTCGGCGCTTCGCCTGCTCGATCAGGTCATCATAGACAGGCCCTTTTTTCTTGGGTGCGTCGCCTAGCACCGATCGGCCTAAATCATCATTCCCAAAGAGGATCAGCAAGGCGATAATCACCCGTCGATGCACTTCCTCGATGATCGGCCCCACGTATTTTTGCAATGCTGCTTTTATTGCTCGATTCACAGCATCTAGGCCCTGATCGACTACCTTTAGGGCCTCTGCGAATACTTCCTGCATGGCCTCTTGAATGCGTTGCTCGTAACGTTTGCGGCCTCGAAGGTCTGGCATTACGGGTAATCCTTCCAGCGTTCTAACATGGCTTTCTGACGACCTGTAAGGGATTCTGTGATCTTGTTTGAGTCAGTGTTGAATGTGCCCTTATTGCCGATAGCTGATTTAACTTGGTTAGGATTCTTGGCTACAGCCCAAACTATGGCCTTCGTTCGGCTATCAATCATAATTGTGCCATCATTTTCTGGCTTCGCATCGAATGTATCAGGCTTGCCAGCGATTGCGATATGAGGATTTTCCAATTTCACATACAAAGGCATTACCGCTGCGTTTTCTTTTTTTGCGTATGCGGAGTAAGTTCCGTAATCTTCTTTTTTCGCTGACGAGTAAATGCCTTTACCAAGCATTCCTTTTTCCGACGGCTTAAATTCTTCGAACTCTTTATCCGTTCCGTGATAAACGATTAAAGGATTACCCTCGGAATCAACTACCTTGGAATCTCCAAACCACTTAGCAAAGTTCTCAGCTTTCTCATCGTCCCCGAACTTATTCTTCGCCCAGTCAAAAACCTTAGGGTTTGCGGAACTACGTTTTCTGTCCTTCTTTTCCGCTGGTGCTTCACTCGGCTTGCCATCATCGATCAGACCGTCTCCGTCTCCGTCTTTGGCCTCTTGCAGTGATTCGTTGATCTTGTTGGAGTCAGGATTAAAGGTGCCTTTGTTGCCGGTTGCCGATTTGATCTTGTTTGGATCGCTAATTTTTGTAACTAATCCACCGTAAACCTTTGCAACTACTAGGGCTAACTGCTCTCCAACAGTGCTAAGCTCAGTGCTTTTGAAAGACTTAA